GTCTCTGGTACAATCCAACCATTCCCTAGCCTTGCCTTTTTTCCGTACTTGAGAGCCAGATAGGGCATTATCCAGCCAATTATCTCTATGAGCGAATCATTTCCAGTCGTTGCAATTACCACCCTATTTTCTTGAATATCAACGGGTTTAACTTTGCATAAATCGCGGCGTGATGACCACCTTACATCTATTCGTGTTCCGTCAATATCGGGCACGTTGTAAGCATCGCAAGATAACTTTGTGTCCAGGTTGAGATAGTAGGCCACAACTAGCTCCGCCAAACACCCCATATAATGCCCGCGCATGAATTGCCCAGGCCATTGCTCAGGATAGTGATTGACGGAGTTTTTACGTTCTGCGGACTCTTGGCGTTCCGTTCCCACCTTTAAAGCATAGGCTCGGTGAGAATCCAAGGGAGTCACGAAAACGCGGTTGTAGCTAGTCTGTAATATGCTCATTAGAGCCAATCCTATGCCCTTTTACGGGCTTTTGACGCTTTAGCCTAGCCTCGGTAGCCTTAGCTGCGTTTAAACGGCTAGAAGCCCGCTTCCTGTCGCTTGTTGATAGTCCGCCTTTACGCCCAATTTGAGCCAAGGCTTGTTTTAATAAGTCATCATTCATAATTTAATTGATTTACTGAATAGGTTAAAAGTTTTCGTAGGTGTTAGGCACAACCTCTAAACCCCCGCCAAAGCGAATGATAAAGAGGTAAGCCTCATCTAAACTCGGGAACGTCAATAGGTAACGTCCCGTATTAGTAGGAACCCAGACGGCGTAAGGGTTTTGGCTCATGCTGTAAGTGAGATAGGATGTGTTTCACAAGCCACGCCCCAACGTGAGGCCATAGCGTCAGCGATTCCTTGAAAAGTCTGTGAACGTATCTTCCAGCGGTCTTTGGAAGGCGGGAGATAATGCAAACGCATACGCTTATTCTTAGGCAATGCCATCATTTCGTCATACACGTTGTTAGTAGTAGTGAGCAAAGGCAGCCCCTTAATCCACAAGCAAGTTGCTTTAGATTCGGGGTGACCAAACTGCCAAGGTTGAATGATTTGTGAAGGCTTGCGATAGACGCTGCTCATAATGCCAATAGGATTCTCTATGCAAATCCTTGGAATTGGCGCATTTACAAGAGCCATAAAGAAATCAATCGAACGTTGCTGCGAGCCATCAGCCCGCTTTTTAGCAAACCATTTTGCGCCCGATACTGCCAAATCTGTGCAAGGTGGGTGAGCAATCATCATATCCCAGCCATCGTTAAGGATATCTAAGACGTTGCCTTGATAATGCGGGCCAACAGATTCAGACGGCAATAGGTCACAAGAAACGGCTTCATGACCTTGCTTGATGAACGCATCCCGAACCCGCCCGCTATATTCACAAGCGATTAAGATTTTCATGCTAGCTCCTCGTCAGAATCTTTATTCGCATAAAATGTCGTTTTGTTAAAATCTGTATCTTTTAGTAATGTGTCTAGTTCGTTGCACGCTTGAACCTCAGCATTGCTTTGTGCCTCGGTTAAACTGTTAGCGTACACAACGTAAGTTTTATCTAATTCAACAGTAACTGTTATTTCGTATCTTTTCATTTTATATTTGGGTTAATCGAAGCGTAATTGCTTCATGTAGCCCTAATAATTTAGAGCTAGGTGAAATCATTAAGCATAATCCAACGCTGGGTTATTGTTTATACACTAAAGCTTTTAGATACTATGAAAAATGCTTCGTATATATTTGAACAGTTCCAATATATTTGCTCATTAGATTCACTTTCTATACCTAACAAGCAAGGCTCTGTATCGGTTTGTGGTATTGATACATCATCAACGACAGTAATTAACCATTGTCGATTGTCATCAATTTTTGCAGACAATGCCATGCATCCACCGCCAGTATTATATGGTATCCAGTTTTCAGGTAATTTATATTTCATTTTATTTATGGTTTGTTTTTATTGAAGCATAATTGCTTCATGTAACTCCCAATCGCTTAGGAGTTAGTTGAAACAATCAAGCAGCGATAAACTGTGCCTTAGCTTCAAGTCGCGCCTTATCTTCCATAAGAACGGCTTGCGAAAAAGAGCTAGTGTACACAACAACGCCCTTCTTGAGGTAACCAAAGCTGTTGAATTCGTTAGCGTCTAGGTCGTACTTGGCGCACAATTCACGAACAGCCTTAAGATGATTAGCGGTCGCACACAATGAATAGTCATAAGACATTATGTGCTTTCCGTGATATGGGTGAGTCGCAACAAAGCGTGAACCGCGAGTGTTAGTTGCACCTAGATAATGTACAGTGATTGCATTCATTTTATTATATTGTTTATTAAGCGGTTTTTACCTCTACTGTAAGAGCTTGGTTACGCCTTGCGGATTCACCAATGGCACGAACTAAAGCGGTTGAATAGAATTGCGATTGCATTACCCATTCACCACAGAAGCGCAAAACGTAACGAGCTTCAGCATAGCCACAAAACTCTTGAGTGATGGTGTATCGTTTATCGGAACTTATAGGATGTAATTTCATTTGATTTTTGATTGAGGGTTAATCTGAACAGACAAGACACAATCACAACCGCTTATGTATTACAAGCACTAAATTGCATTTTTTACAAAATAGCTGTTTTCAGAGGAGAAATAATTTTCGCGGCAACAGAAACCCCTATACAGAAACCACTAAAGACTTGATTAAACCACTGTTCGTTTGAACACTAGCGTCTCCAACACAATGCCAAAGCCTGAAAGCGATTTAGATGACCCTAACTTCGTTGCTGAATTACTAGCACGATTAGCAAGCGGTGAATCCGTTAGCAAAGTGTTGCGTTCCTATTCAGGTAATCTTGAACGCCATTTTTGGAAAAGGTGCTATTTAGATCAAACCTTCGCGACAACTATCGCACGCGCACGCGAGGCAGGAGTAGATGCTCTCGTAGCTGAAACACTCGAGATAGCTGATACTTGCGATGAAACGACCGTTCAAAGCGCCAAGTTAAAGGTACATGCCCGCCAATGGTTAGCCAGCAAGCTTAACTGGAAGCGCTATGGAGATAAAGGACTCTTAGGTAGTGGCAATGGAGACAACACTCCCACAGAAATTACAGTCAGGTGGTCTAGCAAACCTAAAGAACTAAAAGACGTAAGCGAATCAACTGAACCAATGGAATTGCCTGAATAACAATGAGTTCCAGAAAATCAATAGGATTTCCCTCGACCTACCCCATGATACCACGCCACCCACCTCGTTCGATTTAGGATTCCTTTCTAACCAAACATACACCATTCAGTAAATCTATTAAATTCCTCTAAGCCCCCACTATGTACCTTGCCCACCCCCTTAACTACCTATACGCTTGGGTAGTGATTAGTTTTGTTTTTTGTTTGTTATGGAGTATGTTGCCAAGAGATCCTAACAATGAATAAGGATATTGAGATAAGTTATTGTCCTAGGGATCAGTTTATGCCGCTGCATGAATGTAAGAAGCGGTGGATGGTGGTTGTTGCCCACAGACGTTCGGGCAAAACCGTTGCGTCTCTTAATCAGCTTATACGTGGTGCGCTACTCTGTCCTAACAAGAACCCTAGGTTTGCTTACATAGCTCCCTATCGCATACAGGCTAAGGCGGTGGCTTGGCAGTACTTAAAGGACTTCACAGAGAATATTCCTGACCGCAAGGTGTCCGAAAGCGAACTCTATATACAGCTTCCTAAGGGAGGGCGTATTACCCTTTATGGCGCGGACAATTCAGAAAGCCTTCGTGGTCTCTACCTAGACGGTTGTGTTGTGGACGAACCTGCGGATATGGATGGGGACTTTTTTAAGAACATTCTACGTCCTGCCCTATCTGACCGCTTAGGTTGGTGCTTATGGATTGGTACGCCAAAGGGTCGTAACTCGTTCTTTACCCTCTTTGACAACGCCTTGCATGATGATGACTACTTTACGTTGTTCCTTCCTGCCAGCCAAAGTAAGCTCCTTCCACAGTCTGAATTGGACTCAGCGTTAAAGGTAATGGGTAAGGAAGCCTATGACAGGGAGTATGAATGCTCGTTTGAAGCTCCTGTGCCTGGTTC